GCTAGGTACTCAGCGAGTAGAAGGCCAAATAGCGTATGTTAACAAGGTAGTAGCGTCTGATTTGGGCTACTTCTGGAACGCGGTAATTACGTAGGATGGCCGCTAAGAAACCGCCAGAGCCGCTTAGAACGTTCCGCAAGGTAACAAGAGGATTTGACGGTTACGAGGTAGGACTAGAGGTAGACTGTACTGATTGGCCGAATACTAAGGAGCTAGTCAGTACGGGCTATCTTTCCAGTGACTATCGCACTGTAGAGAGTGAAGATACAGCGTAAGAGGTGGTACCCCTTCCTACTTACGGTATAGGGACAAAGGACGGCAGTGAGTGGTAGACTTTCTCCCAAAGACTAACCCTACTGCCGTCCTTCCTATGCAGAGGGAGGGCTAACGCTATGCCATATGGCGGAGACCCGGCAGGCAGCGATGCAGATGCGGTACGATTCTGGATAGGGGATACAGACCCCGCTAACCCGCTATTTTCAGATGCAGAAATTGACTACCTGCTAGAACTAGGTGGTAGTCCACTTAACGCGGCTATACTGGCGTGTAACTCGCTCATAGCCCGGTACGCACACGAGGTATCGCGCACTATCGGCAGTCTAAGTGTTAACGCATCCGATAGAATGAAACACTTTATGGAGCTACGTAAAACCTTAGTAGATAGAGCTACGCTACGAGTAACGCCAATAGCAGGCGGTATCAGTGTAGGAGCTAAGGCAGCGCAGGAAGCGAATACAGACCGAGTGCTACCATTCTTTACAAGGGATGGTAGCATATAACATGGCCGATATGCGAGCAGACTTTGCGGACTGGTTGAACCAAGAGGTAAAGCTAGAACATAGCTTAAGCGTTAACGAGTATGGAGAGCACAGCTACGATTTACAGGTAATGGTAATGGGCCGTATCGAACACAAGCGCAGAGCCATACTAACGAAGGATAACGAGACGCTAATAAGTCTAGTTACTATCTATGTACCTAGCGAGCCTGTAGTAAATGCGGATGATAGGCTAACACTGCCGGACGGTACTACCCCGGTAATACTTGCAGTAGACAAACAGCCGGACGAGTACGGACAAATCTACTACCAAGCGATAATGACATGACATTTAGTTTTAGGGTAGTGCTAGATGAAGCGTCTGCTAAGAAGTCAAACGAGGCTCTAAAGAAAGTAGGGAGGGACGCGCCTAAGATTGTGGCGCAAGCCGCCTACAATGACTTAGAGGATACTATGACTATTAGCAAGCAACAGGCACCCGTAGATACAGGCGTTATGCGAGCTAGTGGTACGGTAGACCGGCCAGTAGTGGAAGGCGATAATTGGAGCGTAGAGATAGGGTACGGGGGAGCTTCGGCGGCTTACGCCATATACGTACATGAGAACTTATCAGCTAGGCACACAGTAGGTAACGCTAAGTACCTAGAGAAGCCACTAACCGAGCGCAACGGCGGCATGGCTAACAGGATGGGTAATGCTATCAGTAAGGCGTATGGCGTATGACTACTCCCCCTAGTAGGACGCTCCTAGACGTGCTAGCTACTGCCGGGGTAGGTGTCGTAGGTACTAACCTATTCGCAGAGCGGATGCCGGATGCGCCAGACCATGCAGTTAGTGTAACACTGTATGCGGGTGGCACCCCGGAGTACATTCACAATAGCCCATATGTAGCGTATAACACTCCTAGACTACAGGTAATGGTAAGAGGAATAGGGGCAGATAGCGCCTACACGCTCGCAGACGCAGCCTACCGCGCACTAGGGAATAAGGACGGATACCCTAGCGACTGGATTATTATTACGCCACTGTCCGCACCATTTCTACTCACTAGAGACGAAAAAGAACGAGTAGTATACGCCTTTAATATCGAAGCACTAACGAGGGGTAACTAGATTCGAGCTACTACTATACGCAGTAACCAGTTAGTCACAAATACAGGAAAGGCTAAACTACAATGACAGAAGCAGTACGTTCCTTTGGACTAGTTTTCAAGATGGGAGACGGAGAAGCAGTAGAGGCGTTTACAGCTATTGCAGAACTTACAGACCTACAAGTATTCCCTATCAATCAGGAGACAGTAGACGCTACGCATCATGCTAGCCCTAATGCGTTCCGTGAGTTTATCCCTACACTGAAAGACGGTGGAGAGGTAACGGGTACTGTTAACTGGATACCGGGGGACGCTACCCATGACCCCGCTACCGGGCTATTAAGTCTCCTACTAGATGGTAACGCGCACAACTTTGAGATAGACATACCCGCGCTAGTGCCTGTTACATGGGCATTTAGGGGCATCGTTACGCAATGGGCACCGGGCGCGGGGCCGATAGATGGCAAGCTAACGGCAGACTTTATTATTAAGACTACTGGCGAGCCAGCACTAGAAAGCTAACACACTACTAACACAAGGGGTAAACAATGACAGAGGAAACAAGCGGAGACGTACCAGAGGTAGAGGAAGCGCAGAGAGTTATACAAACGGGTAATCTGCGTTCCCTTATCCTAGCCGCAGTAGACGTACCGGAGGAAGTGCTAGACGTACCCGAATGGGGTACTAGCATTACTGTACGCGGTCTAACAGGAAAACAGCGCGACGCATTCGAGGCGGAAGTCTTTGTTATCAGAGGTTCAGGTAAGCAAGTTAAGAGCGAGTATCATAGGATAAATATTCGCGCTAGACTGGTAAGCCTATCAATCGTAGACCCTGTTACTAAAGAGCGAGTATTTACCGATGCAGATATTGAGACACTAGGCGACAAATCCGCAGTAGTCCTAGACCGAATATTTGAGGTAGCGCAGCGGCTAGCCGGTATGCGCGACGAGGATATAGAGGAGCTAGAAAAAAACTAACGGAGCGGCCAGACTTACAATTTCAATTCCGTCTAGCCGCGCACTTAGGAATAACAAGAAACGAGCTAATGAATCGACTATCAGCGGAGGAGCTTATACAGTGGCAGATATTCGCAACGAGAGAGCCACTACTAGCGGAGCGAATAGATATAGGTATAGCTCGGTTAATACACGTACTGATAGCGATTAACAGCGATAAGAAATCTAAGCGGAGGAAATGGACAGACTTTCTAATCAAATGGTGGCCTAGTAAACAAAAGACGCCAGAGGAGTTAGTAGAGGAGCTAATAGACGCAACGCTAGCCATGAACGGCACGGTAGCGCCAGAGATACTAGAACAATATGAGTACGATACTAGGCGTTTTTAAGTTTAAGTTTGAGGGAGATAATAAAGACCTTAACAAGTCGATAGACGATAGCGAGAAAAAGGGGAGTAGTCTAGGTAAGACGCTCGGTAGTATTGGGAAGATAGCAGGCGGGGTAGCTTTAGGCGCAGGCATAACAGCGGCACCGGGCTACTTAATGGATGCAGCGCGAGCGGCGGCAGAGGATGAAGCAGCGACAATACGCCTAGATTTATCACTCAGTAACTTAGCAGAAGCTAGCGGTACTGGCGCAGCCGGGTTAGCCGAGATGCAAGATAGCATGGGCGGGCTAATAGACGCGGGGCAGAAGCTAGCATTTAGCGACGATGAAGTAAGGGACGGTATGCAATTTCTCATAGCCGCTACTGGCGACTATGACGAATCAGCGCGACGCATGGCGGCAGCGCAAGACCTTGCAAGAGGAGCTAATATACCGCTAGCTCAAGCTACTAAGATGCTAGGCAAGATGAACGAGGAGAACGTAGAGGTATTCAAGAAATTGGGTATCACTATGGGAGATAATGCCACAGAAGCCGAGGCACTAGCGGCGGTACAAGCTAAGTTTGGTGGACAGGCGGAAGCCTACGCGAACTCTACAGCGGGCCAGTTTGCCCAAAGTGAGTTAGCTATGGCCGAGCTACAAGAGACGATAGGTACCGCGCTACTGCCCGTTATGGCAGCACTAGGCGGAATATTAGTAGATGTAGTTATACCGGCATTCGGTCTGTTAACGCCTGTTATGACGCTAATTGGAGAGGGGCTAGGATTCCTTGCGGGCCACCTAGAGATAGTGATACCCGCGCTAGCAATGGGGCTAGTGCCAGTTATTATTATGGTTATTCCACTACTGTACGCTAAAGCGGCGGCATGGTGGCTAGTCGCTACTGCGATGATTGCGGCCAACCTACCGATAATCCTACTCATTGCCGCATTTGTAGCAGTAGGTATAGGTATTGGTCTACTTATCAAGTATTGGGATGATATAGTAGAAGTGATACCCGCGCTAGGAATAGCAGTAGACGCAGTTAAGCAAGTATGGATAGACTTTGTAGCATGGATTAAAGACCCGCTAATTCCCGCGCTAATATCCGTATACGAGACAGTAGCTAAGGTAGCGCAAGATGTATACGACATTATTAAGGTAGTGTGGGATAAGATAGAGCCGCTGGTAATGTTCTATGTTGGGGCGTGGCTAGCCGTTATCGAGCTAGGATGGAACGCTATGAAGATATACATAGAGACGGTACTAGGCGTAATCAAAGGCTTAGTAGATGTATTCATGGGCGTCTTTACTGGCGATTGGGATAGGGCATGGAGTGGCGTTAAGCAGATATTTAGCTCGGTATGGGATGGTATTAAGGCTATCGTTGGGCTAGCTATTGACTTCCTACTAACGCAGATGGTACCCCGTATGCTTACTGCCGCCAAAGCTCTAGGTACTGCACTTAAAGATGGTATAGTAGCAGGCATTAAAGGTATCCTAGGGAATGTAGGCGAGATAGGCGACGCGCTAAAGAGTGCGCTTAGGAGTGCGCTTCAATCCGCGCTAAACTGGTTGCACAATAATGTACGAATCTCAGTACCCGGATTTGACCCGCCGGGGCCGGGGAGTATACCGGGGTGGAATTGGTCGTTTCCACAGTTATATATACCAATGGCCGAGGGCGGTATTGTTACACGGCCTACACTAGCTCTAGTAGGCGAGGCGGGGCCAGAGGCGGTAATACCCCTTGCGGACTGGCGCAAACGTGCTACAGGCGGCTTAGGTGGAGCGAGGCAGGCACCGGGGAGCGACCGGGGCATAGTAGTAAATATCGATACTGTTTACGCTACGAGCGCAGAGGAAGCGCGGCTAAGCGTTAACCGGGTGGCATACGGCTTACGGGCTAAGATGCGAAAGAGCGGTACAGCTTGACGATACGTTATCCATATATGTACGAATCAGAAGATGGTAGTATTAGCGTAACGTTTGGTACTGCCCAACTAGAGTACGACCAATCGCAAGAGTACAGGATAGCTAGTGTACCGCTGGTAGGCGCGGACTATGAGCACGATTTTCTAGGCCGCTACCAGTCACCAAAGGCAGACGGGCTAGAGATTGTACGATGGATGATACTAGGCGTTAATGATGATGCACTAACGGAAGATACTTTTGACGACCTAGTTAGCAAGATAGACCGCATAGGCAGAGGTAAGCTATGGACTATCGATAGCCAGAGCACTAGACGTTGGTGCCGAGCGCGAGCTACGAAACGGCCAGTACCCGTTATTGGTGCAGAGATAGTTAATCATATGCCGGTAGAGTGCGAGTTTAAGCGTAGTAGCGACTGGTACGGAGAGACGCTACAAACAGGTAGTCAACTACTAGACAGTACGCCAGAGCCTTTTAACATTACTAACCCCGGTAATATGCGAGTACGAGACGCTATATTTAGGTTACGCAGCAACAGTGCTACAGGATTTACCAATCCGCAGTTTGTCAGTCAAGGAGTAGGTATGCAGATTGCGAGTACCCGAGATGCAGTAAGCGCAGATAGCGAGCTACGCATAGATGCAGGAGAAATGCGGGTAGAGTGGTCTAATGATAATGGTAGCACGTATACGGATGATTACGACAAGGTAACAGTACCAGTTACACAAGTAGGGCTACTCGATTTAGAACCCGGAGTAAATAGCATCATTTATACGGACGGCGGCACCCCTAACGCTACTCTAGAATGGGAGTTTTACGCGGCATATGCCTAATACACTAGGGCCAATAGATTACGAGTACCACGGGCTAGTAATGAAGCAGCAAGAAAAGGTAGAGAGCTACCTACATGAGTGCGACGAAGAACACCGGGCTAAGTATCACTGTAAGCCGGATGCTACATGGATACAGGAGGATTACGTAACACTGGATACCGGACAAAAGATAGTACACAAACCAACTATCGAGCGAATAGAAAGAGGTATTAGGAATGGCTAAGATTGTTAGAACTCAGATTGCAGTTACTGAGATAGAGCTAGAAGAATCGGTAGACGGGGAAGCTAGCGCGGAAGTCCTACTAGGTACGGCTCTGGCCGATACCGAGAACTGGACTACTCGAACTGCCCATGTAGTTTACGAAGTACACGCAGACACGGAAGATGGATGCGTAGTAAAGCAATTTACGAGGAGACAGTAATCATGGCACTAGTAAACCTAGCACGAGACCTAATAGCAGACGCCATAACAGGCGGTAGCACGTACACGAAGTTTACTAACGCGGCGGCGCATATCGGAGTAGGCGATAGCTCTACTGCATTTAACGCGACACATACAGACCTACAGGCAGCGTCTAACAAGGTGCGAAAGCCTATGGATAGTACGTACCCGCAACGTACTGCTAATGTCATAGTGTGGAAATCTACCTTTGCTACTGGCGATGCTAACTGGAACTGGTTAGAGCGAGGTATCTTTAACGCAGTATCTACCGCACAGATGCTAAGTAGGAAAGTAATAGCATTGGGTACTAAGACTAGCGCGGCATCGTGGGTACTTACTTGCACTGATACGGTAGTCCTAGTCTAGTGGCGATAGCGTCTGGCGTTATTGTCGGGTGGCCTAGTACGGCAGGGAGCATTCCTGCTAACTGGACTCGCGTAACTGCGCTAGACGATAAGTACCCTAGAGGGGTACCAACTTCCGCCACTAACCCCGGTAGCACTGGTGGTAGCAATAGCCATAGCAGCCACCAAATACCGAGCCATAACCACGGCGGTAGCGTTAGCCATACTCACCCGAACCAGAATAGCGGCAACAGTGTAGGCAGTATTACCAACACTGCTACAAGTACGGGTAAGACGTTTGTAGGCCACCCGCACTCACACACAATTACCCCGCCAGCGGCTACGATGAGTATCACAGCGGGGCAACACAGTTTCGGCGCTAACTCTGCCGAGCAGCTACACAGAACAGTAATATGGATTCAGTCTAACGGTAGCCCTACCGAGTTTCCTAGTGGATGTAACGCCATATGGAATACAGCTACTGCGCCAACTAACTGGTCAATTGATACTAACTTTCAAAACAGATACGCCAGAGGCGCAGCGGGCGGGGCCGGGGGAGGTAGTGCGGGCGGGACTGCTACACATACACACAATGTAGCAGCGTCCCAAGCGCATTTACAATCAGGTTCGCACATACACGGGCCGCCTACAAATGATGGTAGTGGCGGTTCGGCTACGTCCGGGGCAGTGGATAACGTAGCGACGTCCGGCCATATACACGGCGGAATGGTAAACTATTCGCTATCTACATCGGATACAGACGCAGCTACAGGTACGAGTACAGCGGACGCAGGAGACCCGCCATACCATAAACTACATTACATATTAGCTTCCGCTAGCGCAGGAGAGCCAGCGGGTATTATCTGTTTGTGGATTGGTACTATAGCGAGTATACCGGCAGGTTGGATTTTATGCGATGGCTCTAGCGGTACGCCAGACTTGCGCGATAAGTTTGTTAAAGGTGCCCTAAATGACGGAGAGAGGGGTAGCACTGGCGGAGCTAGTACACATGGGCATGGTACATTTACCCATACTCACTTAGCGGGGCATGGTGGTAGCCATTCTCACTCCGCTACTACATCGGTAGATGTATCAAACACTGTAAGTAGCACTGGTTCTACTACGGCTATGAGTACAAGCAGCCATACTCATACTATCCCTACTCTAACTGCGTCTACTACTGCGTTCGCTAATGATACTGGCGCTACTGTTACATCGGATAGCAGCATACCAGCATATTATACAGTAGCTTTCATACAATTAAACATAGCTCAAAAAGCAGACTCCGAGAACCTAGCGGTAAACGTTACCGAGGCCGAAGTAGTAGACACGGTAGGAGTAATCGATACAGAAAACCTAGCAGTTAATGTAACAGAGCTAGAAGATATAACAAGCGCGGTAGTAGAGGATGCGGAAGACCTAGCAGTTAATGTAACAGAAGATGAAGTAGTAGAAGTATTAGAGATACCCCAAGCAGACGCAGATAGCGCGGGCGTCAAGGTAACCGAAGCGGAATCTATCGTTACCCAAGACGATAAGGCGGATGCGGAGAACGCAGGCGTTAAGATAACCGAGGTGGAAGCACTTGTTACAATAGATGATAAGGCAGACGCAGATAGCGCGGGCGTCAAGGTAACAGAGGTAGAGGATTATACCGCTAGCGGAGACGATACAGATAGCGCGGCAGTGAACATTACAGAGGTAGAGGAGCTAGCAACCGCACAAGGAGAGGCGGAGAACCTAGCGGTAAACATTACCGAGGCAGACGCACTAGCTACATTTGACGACAAGACAGATACAGACAACCTACGAGTAAACGTTACAGAGGCAGAGGCGCTAGAGTTTACGGCGGCACCGCAGCTACGTAGAGTTATGGCAGAGGCGTACACGGCGGCAGGAGAAAAACTACCATTCGGCCCTATGCCAATTCTGGCACTCGATTACACGCTAGCACTAGATAAAATAGGAGACTTTAGGGGAGAGCTAGCCGCGAACAATGAGAAAGCGCAGTACCTAGAGCAAGGGTACGAGCTACGGTTTTACAGGGAGGGGGAGGGGCTAATCTTCCGGGGCATCATAGACGGTCTAGAGTGGCGGAATACTAAGAATCAAGAGTACATACTAGAGGTAACAGGACAGAGCATAGCCCGTCAACTAGTTTGGAAGAATACATTACTCGGTATGCAGTTTGCGAATGTTAGCGTAGCATCGGCAGCGGCTACCCTGTTGGCTACTACCGGATGGGCAGTAGGTACAGTAGATACAATCACGAACTACGGATTTACAGCCCGGATGGACGGCCTATCGAGGTTCGAGGGACTAGCAGAGCTAGCGCGAACTGCCGGTATCCATGTACGAGAAAACAACGTAACTAAAGAGATAGACGTTACTGCCGCAGGCGTACAGCGGTCTATAGTGTTGCAGAATGTACGGCAGGCGTACCCTAACATGGCCGTATATCCAATATCAGAGGCGGCACTATTCGAGGAATCGGCGGACTTATGGAACTACCTTATACCGCTAGGGCAAGGGGAAGGAATCAACGCACTAGATTTAAGGATGGCAACTAGGCCAATACAGTTATGTGCTAATCCTTCCTTTGAGACTAACACTACTGGTTGGTCTGTAACTAATGCTACTATTGCCAGAGTGCAAGGAGGGGTGGCCGCTAGCAAACACGCGCAGTCAGTAGGTAGGGTCTCTAGAACTGCCGGTACCGAGTATAGCGCAACCTACACGGCAGCACTTACCGGGGCCACCGCTGGCCGGACATTCGCGGCAAGGGTCTACCTATCCGTAGCGGGCACAGAGGTAGGGAAAGCCGTTAAAATGCGTCTGCGCGGCACCGGGGGCGCGTCCGGGGCCGAGCAAACCGAGATTACGCAGACGCTTGTTAGCGGGTGGAACTACCTAGAGCTAGAATATACACTAGTAGCCAATGACAGAACAGCGGTACTACTGGTAGTGGAGCAACAGACGGCGGTAGCATCGGAGACGTTCGATTTAGACGCTATTGTATTAGCAGAGAAAACACTAGAGCAGGCACCCTACCATATACTAACGAGCATAGGGCCGGATAACCAGATTTACTACTACCTAGCCGATGAGAATAGCATAGCAGCGCATGGACAACGCGAGCGAGTGCTAAGCATTAAAGAGGTAGTGCCACTGTCACCCGTTAGCCTAGAGGTAACCCGCGCAGCTAATACACTATATGACTACACTCTTACCGCACTGCAAAGAGGGAAACAGACGGCTAAGACGTACCGGGTACTGCCCGTAGGATTAGAGCATTACGCGGCAGGAGTCGCGCTACTAGAGGTAGGAGATAGAGTACGAGTAGTCTATCACGGAGACGGTAAGACAGTAGACGAGCTAATGTATGTAATGAGTTTCACACGCTCATTTGAGGCATCGGGCGCGGACGCATGGGACATTATAGTAAGCACGGTAGACCGAGACCCGGATGCGGAGTCTAGGCAACAGGTAGACGAGTATGCCAGTAGCTACGCAGTTAAGACCGCACAAAAGGCGTATACGTTCGTAGATTCCTTTAGCGAGCGGCGCAGCATTGACGCTACACACGATGTTACACTAATTGTAGACCTATGGAATAACGTACAGTATCTACACAAGGCGGAACTATCAGTATCGCTAAAAGCAGTACGCACTAACGCTAGCGGGGTAGCTAGCGGCGGTGGCTCTACGTCTGGCAGCGGCGGCGGGGTTACTAGCTCAGGCGGGTCTAGCCACTCGCACGGCTTTAGCGGCGGTACAGTAGCGAGCGGGGGCGGTAGTACGTCTGGCGCAGAGGGTAGCCACCGACACCTAATGTGGACAGTGATACTATCCGGGGATGAATGGTGGACAGGCGGTACCCTTGAATCTACTAGCCACGGGCATACAGAAAACACAAATGCAACATACGTACAGAATGCCGTTACTGCATCCAATAGCGTACCGCATACGCATCCACTAGGGCCGGGTGGAGGTGGTCAATCATGGTCGGTAGAGACTAAACTAGATGAAGCAGGTAGCTTTACACAAAATCTACTATTTCTTGTACCGTATGCGCCACTAGAAGATACTCAGACGTGGACGTATGGGGCAGCGTCTACACATACTCACACTACCCCGAATCATACGCACAGCTTTAGCGGCGGTACTAACGATAGCGAATCGGCACATACCCATACAGTATCGAGCCATACACACACTACGCCAGCGCACACACACGCGCTAGAGTTTGGGATATTCGAGGGTAGCGGCCCTAGCTCACCCGGTATCACAGTTACTATAAATGGCGTTAGTAGAACAGTCGCACTCGGCGGGCCGTTTAATTCGGACTTCCTAGAAAAAGACATAACCGCATATCTGATAGACTCTCAGGGGCAACCGTTGACCGGGCGCAATACGATAACCTTTACCAGTAGCGAGCTACTAGACCTAGAGGCAATCGTAAAGACGCTACAAACCGCTACAAGTGTGGTACCTATCTAATGGATTACAAATGGCTAGTAACGAACACAAGCATACGGCAGGATGGCGCATACGTAGTTTCGTATGATGTTTACTACCTAGACGAGAGAGACGATAAGCAGATAGTACGGGCAGACCATGTAGATATGCCCGGTACTACCCCGCCTACACCAGAGGAGGTACGGAAAGCTATTAGCGAAAAGGTAGCTAGTTACACAGAAGAAAAGAACGCAGCAAAAGAAGCTAACGAGGCTCTAGAAGGACTAAAGGGGTAACACATGGCAGTACAGACGGAATGGATTTACTACGATAGTAACCCGCTCTTTAGCGTATATCTAGTAGACACAGAGGATGGCAAGTGGCTAGGCGCAGACGACGACCAAGCGCATATAGTCTGGAAGATGCGTAGTAAGGGGGAAGCAACAGACCTACTACTAGCAGATAATACTAAGGCGTTCTACTGGATAGGCATAGAGTATACGCGGGTACGAGGTATCTTTGCACCGGGGCCAATGGTGGCAGCACCGGCAGAGCCACCGCACGAACACGGGCCAGCGCCAGTACCACGGCCTACCCCGGTACGAGCGGGTAATAATGGTAGGCGTAGAAGTATAAGATGAGCGCAGAAGGACAGGTAATATGTTACTTAATAGCGTTTGTATTCTTTGCAGTAGGAGCAGTACATACAGCCGGAGTAGGGAGCATAAATTGGGTATGTGTTGGGCTAGCAGCATGGGTACTAGTGCCGCTATGGTTCGCACTAGAGGCAGCGTTTTAATATGGTAGATATAACACCTGATGGTTGGGTTAAATGGGCCAAACGAATAGACGGAGTACCAGACAAGGTATACACACAACCTAACACCGTAGACGGGTTCGCGTGTCACTCGATAGTAGGAGAAGAATCAGCAACACAAGACGGCATACCAGACCGATTTTTAAGCGAGCAAAAGATACCCGGTAGTAATACCTACACTCCCTACGCGGCGGCATCGTGCCAGTTTATCAATCGAAAGGCTAAGTACGGTGGCTACCTAATCCAGATGTACCCTTTGCCAGCTAGTACATGGACTAGCGGTAGCAGAGGGGCTAACTGTAGTACAGCTAGTATGGAATCCGAGGGGGGCGGGCCAGCATGGACTACAGAGCCGCTAGACGAGGCGCAAGAGGATAATTTCATTCACCTAATAAGGGATATTAGCGAATGGAACGGTAAGGTATACGTACCTAATTCTAATATCCTTCAACATAAGCAACTAGCGGTAATGTATGGCAGTAGCCCTACAGCTTGCGCTAGTGATAGGTATCACAATGCATGGCTACGGCTAATGGCCGGAGACACCGGAGGAGATGACGCTATGACCCCAGAGGAAAAACTACTATTCGGAGCACTCGCTAATATTGTAATCCGCAATGGGCTAGATATTGTGCCTACAGCGGACATTATCGAATGGTGTCCACCGGGTACGGTAGTCCATACCGGGCCAATCAGCTACGACACTCCTACGGTTAGGCTTACTGGCGACTCTGCACTATTCGCGGCGGCAGAGCGCGGGTACAGCTTTGCGGTAGGGCTACGCAATGAACAGGTACGTAGCTGGGAATGGGTAGAGGAGGGGTTTCCTACTAATGGCTCACTAGAGGGAGTGTATAGGTTTACAGGAAAGCTAGAGGAAGTATCAGACGATGGCTAAGACAGACCGGGCAGTTATCCTAGTAGGCGCGATAGCCACCGGGTTAGGAGCTATCCAAACGAGTATTGTAGGCGTCAACATTGCAGCTAGTGTAGAGGTACTACAATGGGCGGCATTTGGATGCGGTATCGCTAGTACAAGCCTGATGGCCGGACTAGCCTATTATCGGTCGCAGCTAGCAGGATAGCCCGGTTAGCCGGGTAGACCCCGGCAGGCGGCATTTCTCGCGCTCCTTAATGGGGCAGAATGGGTACCGGGCACCATGCCCGGTATCTTTTTGCGCGGCTTGCCGGGTGAGTCGCGGCCAGATATGGTTAACCCAACCTAATCAAAATCGAGGGTTCAAGGCATGGCGAGAAAACGAAAGAGCCGAGCAAAGCCACCTACAGCGCCGGGTACGTGCCAGTGGCCGGACTGTACCGAGCTACAGGCGGTACGCAGTAACGGACTAAAGTTAAAATACTGCACTACTCATAACAGTGCGGCCGCTAGTGTCATATGGCAGAGGCGGAAAGCAGATATACCAGAAGGCTATGAAAAGCAGGCTAGTAACGGATACACTCAGGTAATGAAAAATGGTTACTGGCACTGGAAACATACACTAGTAGCAGAGGAGGTACTAGGCAGACCGCTACGGGCAGAGGAGAGGGTAGTACACATAGCCGCTAGTGATAATGACACGGTAGAGAATATAGGTATTCAAATTGTCATACCGCTAGAGGAGTACGCTAGGCGGGGCCAGTAAAACGCCAATGCCTCTGTAAGGCCGTGTAAGGCCGCTCAGAGCGTTTTATAGGTTCAACCATAGCGTAGCACTACTTTGATTGCTACCGGGCGCACAGCGCGATTTCAGATACGCTACTTGACGCATTATTTGGCAAATAATCGGTCAACTAGACAGTACCGAAAAAAGGTGCTAGGCCATCCACTACATAACGTAGGCCGGGGCAGTATTGCCCGAGCCGCAGTAGGTCTAACTATAGACGCAGCAAATAGAGGTATAAAACTAGTAAAAAGAGGTAGAAAAGGCACTATTGCCGCTTGCACTTACTAGCGGTACTGCTATTCTTAATAAGTCGAGACCCACAGAGAACAACCCGCACAGTGGACGCGGGGGGAAAATCACCCGAGACGACCGACCCGACCGGGCTACGGCAAACACAAGTGATAATCACCCGATAGGCAGATGCAAAGGTCTGCTACCCTTCCGAAAGGAGGGCCGCTAGAAGAAACGCTAGCGGGCACCGCTATAAAGCGGAACGCGGAAAATCTGTGCTAGTGCTACGGCACTGGCGCAGAGAGTAGGGACGGATAGGGTACCAGTGGAACTACGGTACTAGCTACGGCTAGAGCATACTGATAGTCACCCGCCCTAATCCGTCCCTACTCTCTGCGAATAACGCAGAGAAAGAGGTACTGAAATGGCATACGAACTTATAGAGACGGCCCCTACCAAGACTTACGCACTCTACCGAATCAGTAGCGCCGGTATTGAAACACTGGTATTCCTATTCGAGACGAAAGAGCGTGGGGCATGGGAACTGATTAGAGACGAAGCAAAGGGACACGGTACGCACCGTATCGCCTTTGCTCGTACTGGCGCGGCAGCTACCGCGATGGCTACTAAGGTTTGGAACCTTGCTAACAAAATGGAGTTTTCAAAGTAGATTCGCACCCTACCTACTGCCAGCTAGTGATAGCTGGCAGAGGGCAGGCGAGAGCCTAGTAGAGAAAGAGGTACTGAAAAATGAATCACACAGTAACGAACGGTTACGACTTTGTAGAGACGCCAGCAGAGGCGGGTAGGCGTCTGGCAGGATTTAAGGCCGTCTGCCATGCTTGCGGGTACGCAATGGGCAGTACGGTAGCCTTTAACCTGAAAGAAGATATGCGAAAGCATATCGAGTACATGCAGCGCAAGGAGAGGGGTTAGCACAGTGGCTAAAGAGACGTGCAGGGTTTGGATTGAATCAGTGGAGAGCAAGGCAGAGGTAGCCTATGAGCAGGCAGGCTTTCGGAAGCCTACCCGCTACAACTACCGAGCCTACGTAGTGGCTATGGACGCTCTAGAGAATCGGCATTACTTCTCTGTGCAGTACGACTCCATTAACTACGGCGGTAGCAGTATGGCGGGTATGCTTAGCCAATTCCTAGAGGGGGCTAAGTACAGCGCGCTAGGCTACGAAGTAGGAAAGGAGATAGACCTAACGGGCCGCTTTAAGCTGGTTACCAGTGCCAAAGGGAGCCAGTATTACAAGGTTACCCATGTTGAGTACACCAAAGCCACAGACGAGCAGCGGCAGGAAGCGGTAAACCATTTCACTAGTCAACTAAAGTAGATTCGCACCCTACCTACTGCCGGTACTAACCTACCGGCAGAAGGCAGGCGAGAGCCTAGCAAAGATACGAGGTACTGAAAATGGCTATTCGATTCGTGGCGCAGATATGTACGGCTTATTGCTCTTGCGGCGGGCAGTACAAAGACGATTCTACTTACTCCTACGACATTACGAGCGATACTACCCGGATGGTATGCGACGAATGCGGCACTCACATGTCTATGTACGGGCGCAAGGGAAAAGCGAGCTTGTTCGCATGAATGGCGACATACACCCGGACGATGTAGCGTTTAGCCTAGAGCTAGACGCTATAGCGTTTACGCTATCCGAGGAATACGGGCTAGACCTACGTATTCTAGAGCACAAGCGTAGGCCGTATCAGTATTCGGCCTATGGGCATTTCTATCTAAGCGATAGGCGAATCAGCATTACGCTACGGTACAAAGTGCGAGCATATCAGGCGCGGATATCGGGTATCAAATGGTACCCGGAACCGCTAGACGAGTTTCAGGTACTGGACACGCTAGCGCACGAACTTGCACATGCCCGGTACTTTGACCATAGTAAGAGGCACAAGGCATTCACAGCCGAGCTAGAGCCGCTAGTACGGGGTATGTGGGTAGCCATGCAAAGAAAAGAGGCTAGTTAGATGGCATACGTAGAAGGAAATCCAAAGACGAAAAAGGAGCTTAAGCAGTGGCTTGCAGAGGGGCGGGAGGTATACGTATATCAACCCGGCCCATTCGGGCCAGACGTTAAGGACGGTAGCGTAGCTCTAGAGGGGCCGCACTACCCCAAGCCGCATAGCTGGTACGCTAGCGGTATCGTCTACGGAGGGAGGTTAGTAAGCATTAAGTAGATTCGCACCCTACCTACTGCCGGTACTAACCTACCGGCAGAAGGCAGGTGAGAGCCTAGCAAAGATACGAGGTACTGGTAAAATGAAGGGTCTCCAAATCAGCGTAGTAGGCGATACCTACACCGTTAGCGAGTTTGACGGCGCACTAGACGCGCTACAGGCGGCAGTAGGGGGCTATATCGAGGCGTTCCCTACCCGGCAAGGCGTAACAGTCTTTATCAACGAGGAAGGGAAGCTACAAGAACTACCTGTTAACAGGCTCGCTATGGACATTGTTAGTACATGGGATGAGTACCGGGTATTAGAGCAAGACTACATAGCCGGTAATGCCGTCATACTAGGCGGTACCGATAGGCACGGTAATACACTCAACCTAAGCCAGCGCGAGCGCACCTATGTACTTAACGTAGTAGAGGCATGGGGGTTACAGCTTCCTTCCTGAATCCTACCGGGGCCGGGGCCGGACTTGACATAATTTCGGCCCCAAATCTTCACACTTGATACGCTTGCATACTAGGGAAACAGGCGTAGAGTAGTACAGGTAGACGACAGGCGACTAACAGCCGCTGGTACTGAACCCGCTATTACAGGGAACGAGTAGTACCGGCATGGAACGAAACGGTACGGGGCACCCGGCATAATGCCAGAAGCCGAAAGGCGAGACCCCTTTTGCAACCGAATCGCCTTTAGCGACAGAGCTACGCATTAGCTCTAGTCTGTCCAGTGCTTAGGTACTGGCGCAGACGGTAGGACTACTGGCAAGCAGTATGGCTATTAGGGGTAGCTCTCCTAGCGAAACAGCCGCCATACGTACAACGTCTGGAATATGCCCTATAGGAGCGCCATAGGGGGCCAGACCGCCAGTAGCCCTACCGTCTGCGATAGCAGAGAAAGAGGTACTGAACAATGTTTAACAATTGCGAGCTACACAAGAATGTACGGGCCAGCTATAAAGTAGTCTGGTACCCGAAGGCCGCAGAGGGCGAGAGCGATAGCAACGATGAATACAAGCGAGCGAGCTATACAGCTTGTCTCGATTGTCTGCCGTCCGCTATGTTCCTTGCCACTACAGAAGCTCAAATAGCCTTTGTAGAGCGGGTCAAGCATGGGCCATGCGCCAACATTCATAACGTAGCCGGTACTAAGTTTTACTGTTACGAGCGAGACGGGCAGTATACGTGCTACTGCCGAGATTACGGAAACGAGAATTGCGGCCCATGCCCGGTAGCGATGCCGGTATGAAGTTTCACTACCTACCGAAAGGGTATGGCACCTACCTGTTACTAATGGCGTGCGGTAGACCGTCTAACCTTGCTGGCAATGACGACACTACCCGCACAACCTGTAAGCAATGCAGAGCGTCTACTAGCTGGTACGAAGCGGACTACCAGCGACGCTACAACGAGAGCAAGGGAGTTAAGATATGAGCTACCCTAGGGAGTGCTTATGGCAGCACAAGAAGTACGCCATAGCTACCTACAAGCTGGTACGACCGGGCGCGGCAGTTTTGCCTACCTATGCTTGCGAGTATCACCTAGCACATGCTACCTACACGTTACTGATAGACCAAGAGGCAACGCTAACCCGTAGCCCGAGAGGGTTTAACTACGATGGTACGCGGCATGTACCAGAGGCGGCAACCGTATGAAATGGCTAAAGCTCAGTAACGACCCGGAAGCATGGCGGGCAAACGGTAACAAGGCCGTTTATACCGTCTACGTGGATGGGCCACCTACCCGCGCTAGATGGACTGCCTACCAGCAGTCACTAGGCGCGAGTCCAATACAGCCCGTAGGTGAGCAGGAATACTACCCTAGCAAGGTAGCAGCGGTAGAGGCTTGCGAGGTAGAGAACAACCCATACCCGAGACAGTAGGAAAGGGTACCCGGTAATAGAAAGGAGGGGGTTACAATGTCTGCCCGCTAGTAATGGGCGGTACACAAGTTACCAATTCCAAATCCGTCAAGGCCGCTAACTAAGGTCTCTCCCCGGTTAGCGGCCTAGCACCATTTCAGACGGTAGCGCCAGACTCTACCGTCTGCACTAGTGCAGAAGAAAAAGAGGTACTGAACTAATGAGCAATGATGCGAGGCCAGCTACCGGAAGTCATAGTAGGAACCGGATTAGCAAGGCAGACAAGGCACGATACCTTATCGGGCCGAACCCGTGGGGCTATTGGGCCGGGGAATGTCCTACTTGCGGATATGGGGTAGCAGCTAATGACTACTCCGTGCCACAAGCGGCCATAGCCTACGCACTCGGTATCCATGAAAAGGATAAGCACAGTGGCTAAATGCTACATATGCCAAAAGCAAAAGGCGGTAGAAGGCGAGTTACTCTGTAGCGAGTGTGAACAGCGCAGAGCTAACCCGCCTCACTCGCACCAGTGGAAAGAGACGTACCGCATTAAGGCGTCTAGTAGCTCAGGGCAGGACATTGCGTATTACGAGTGTGCTACCTGTAGCGAAAGAACAATGGGTACGATATAAACTAACGACCTATGCCCCTATGGTGAAATGGCAGACACGCGGCATTTAGGATGCCGTCCTAGAAATAGGGTACTGGTTCAAATCCAGTTAGGGGCACCAACTACAGAAAGGAGGTACGGCCAGTGGCCGAGGATACCGACAAAGACAAGGTAGAGGTTCTAACACTAATGTTAGAAGCGGTAGTACGAGAGTTTAAGAGCGGCCATTTTATGCACTTAGACGAGGGCACTACCTACCTACCTACGGCTAAGGAAATCCGCGATACGTCGCGCTGGATAACCATGTTAGAGACCGTGCTAGCGGAGACCGCTACCGAAGATACCCCGGAGACCGCACAGGAGACGCAAGAGGCGTTACTAAAGGCGTTCGGGGAGGTATGGGGCTACACGGCCTATAGTCGCGACGTAGCAGGCTCAGAGAGCCTAGCAGCGGTATTTATCGGTAACAGGGATTCGATAGACCGCGAGCTAGAACGATGGGCCGAGAATCACCCGGCACTATCCTTTAGGGTAGAACAGGAAAGGATAGTGTAGATGGTAGACAAAGAAGCAAAGATACTACTTAACCTATACGATGCCTTAGACCTACTCAGCCCGGACGATGCCCGCCAGCTAGCAGCAAAGTACGATGGTACCGAGCTATTAAGCAGCGACGCTACCCGGATAGACGCGGCAGCGGAGCTAGCGGAAGATGGCGAGATAACGAGCTACACCGGCATAACTAGCGAGGATGCTATTAACTACGCTTACGAGCTATCCGAGACCCTGTACGGTATTCTCTGCAAACAGGCAGAGGGCGGTACCGGGTGACTGGATTACTTGCAGCATGGGTAGCCGCTATCCTACTGGCCGCAGCCTTTGACTACCTGTTACGGCGCAGAGGTTGACAATCGAGTAGAGCCTAGAATATGATTCTAAACGGAGTGGCAATGCCACTAACGCCAACACACAGAAAAGGGGTTTAGTCCAGAATGAAGCCTAGCGATTTCACGATTCAGGAGAGCGTAGCAGCCGAGGCTATTACGCTAAATAAGAAAGTCAGCGCGGGTATTAACGAATGGATACCATTCGTTACCGAGCTACAAGATTCACCGGGAGCATTCATTGTTACCGGAGACCCGAAGCTACACCGTAGCTTGTCACTACAACTACACCGCGCAGCGGCCACTATCCCTTACAATCTCACGATTACGGGCGGTAGGGACGCGAGCGGTAAGGACGGTATTCACGTTCGCAAGGCTACCCCGGAGGAAGCACAGCGAGCGCGAGACCTTGCAGAGAAAGCTAAGGTACTGGCGGCTAGGGCAAAGGCTAAGGCCGAAGCGGAGAAGGCTAACGAGCCTACCCCGATGCCCGCTCCTACGGCTACCGCTACGAAGGCGGGTAGGGGCTAGCTCAGTACCCTACCCCTACCCAACATGCTAGGGCCGGAGCAATCCGGCCCTAGTTTTATTTTGCCCGGTAGGTAGCTCGCTAATATGAAAACTACAAACGATGGTAGAGACGAGTACAAAACGATAGTAGGCGCGGGGTGCATGTTCGCTACTGGTTGGGCAGTAGTCACGCTGGCAGCGGTTAGCATCCTTGCTTACACAGCGATAAGGATATGGGGTTAACGATGGACTTAAGCACAGTAGAGATAGGGGAGACCCTTTGGCACTGGCCTACGCCAGTAATGCCGCGACAGGTAACGGTAGACTACCGAGCTAGTGAACACTCCGCAAAGGTCACCAACGTAAGCAAGGTAGAGCGATACCGTACTAGCGCAGTAACGATAGCTTCCTACCTATACCGAGACCTAGAGCCGCTGATAGAGGAGATGGATGAAATCATAAGCATCCTCAAGGACGACCGCGACAAGCTGGTACGCGAGTACCAGTACGCAGAGGAGGAGAAAATGGCCGCACAGGAAGCCGCTCAGCCAACGGTAGAGGGCTAGGTAATAGTACGCTTCACCTTTGCCCGTTACGCCTTGTGACGGGCATTAGGTGGCCTTACAGAAGGGGTTAGATTCATTGGGAAAGCTGGCAAAGGGTACGATTAACCCGCGCAGTGTATCGAGTAGTAGCCCGCGCAGAGAGTGTGTAGTATGCGGGCTACTCTTTCCAATACCGATTAAAGGCAAGGGGTACTCACCCCGTAAGACTTGCGGTAGAGCCTGTATGCGGGTGCTAATGAGCAACAGGCGCGAGGAGTACCACGAAAGAGGCGCGTACCAGTACGACTACTCCGCTATGGGGCGGAAGGGTGGAGCTATTAGCCGGGGCAAGCGCGGGTACAAAGAGCCGCGAGCCGTTACCCGGTATCGGATGGCTTGCCGTGCCGCTTCGATAGCCCGCAGGGACGTACTCTAATGGCCGAGAGTGGGTTAAAGGCACGTTGGGCCATAGGTCTGTATGGGCCGAGGATTTGCGCTAAGGTGCCCGCGACGCAGTACGCAGTATGCAAGGAGCTAGGCGGGGCATGGGATACCGCTAACCGTTGGTGGTACTGGCCTAGAAACCCGCGCACTGCTAAGACACTAGAGAGGGGTATCCCCTTTTGGGTAGAGCGTACCGCAGGCTTTAAGGAGCTACTACAGACGGCACTAGAGCAAGAGGCGGATTTAATACAGGCTAAGCTAGGGCCGGTACAGCCGGTACCAGTACCCGCAACCGGGGTACCGCACTGGAAACACCAAGAGCGGGCGTTTTGGTTCGCGGTAGAACAACCGGCAGTTATGCTAGCTATGGGCATGGGTACTGGAAAGACTAGAGTTATCGTAGACCTATGCCAGTACCGGCAGCACCGTCTAATACTGATAGTATGCAAATTGAAGATACTCAGCGATGGCGTATGGGGTAGGAACTTCGAGCAGTTTTACAAGGGAGGGCCGGTACACGTAGTAGAGCTAACTAAAGGCACTGTGGCTAAGAGGCAGCAACAGGCGCAGGAAGCGTACCAGATGTACCGTAGTACGCACACTGTAGTTATTGTAGTAAATTATGATGCTATCGTATTTAAGCCGCTCGCATCATGGCTACTGGTACAGGAATGGGATTTAGTGGTAGCCGATGAGAGCCACCATATTAAGGCACCCGGAGGGAAGCGCAGCCGCCTACTACACACGATAGGTAAGCGGAGTAAGTACCGCGCAGCCCTAACAGGTACGCCACTGGCGAATAGCCCGCTAGATGCCTACGCGCAGTACCGATTCCTTGATACTTCGGTATTCGGTAGCTCCTATGTACTCTTTAAGAATCGCTACGCGGTACTAGGAGGATGGGAGAACCGAGAGGTACGCGGCTATAAGAACCTAGAAGATTTTGTAGAGCGGTTTCAGTCTATCGCTTTCGAGGTAGGCAAAGAGGTACTAGACCTACCGCCTCAGCACCATATACAAAGGTACGCGGAGTTAGGGCCAGTAGCTAGAAAACACTATAACGAGCTAGACGAAGATTTTATTACATGGTTGCACGGACAGGACGAGGAACCCGTTACGGCAGCTAACGCACTGGTAAAATTGCTACGTCTGCAACAGCTTACAGGAGGGTGGCTAGACGGGGTTAACATAGATACGAGTAAGGCGGAACTGCTACAGGAGATACTAGAGGAAATAGATAACCATGAACCCGTAGTAGTGTTCGCCAGATACTTAGCAGATATTAAGACCATACACGAGCGCGGAGAGTTAGCCGGAAGAACAGTTTACGAGCTATCCGGCAGCATAGACGAGCTAGAGTTATGGAAATCGAGTACAGGCGGAGAGGTACTAGCGGTACAGGTACAGGCAGGCTCAGAGGGTATCGAACTTTTTAGAGCTATGTACTGTATTTACTACTCGCTAGGATTCAGCTTAGGCCAGTACGACCAAAGCCTAAGCCGCATCCATAGACCGGGGCAGACCCGGACGACTATCTACACTCATTTAATTATGAAAGACACGAAAGACGAGCAAGTATATAAGGCTCTATCTGAAAAGAGGGCCGTAGTAGAGGCCATTATGAAAGGGGAAGTATGACGAATACAGAGTACAGGCACGTACAACCAGATAACCCTAACTGCCCGGTAAGAGGGGGAGGGCCGCACAGCTTTAGACCTAGAGCAACGGTACGAGAGCCGATAGAGGGAGGGAAGCGGCAAATTGAATCGGTAGTGCAATACTACTGTACGTACTGTTTAAGCGTAGTAGCTATGGAGCTACCAGAATCAGCAGAGGAGCAAGCACGAATACCGCTAAATACAGACCTAGCAGGCGTGCAGCAGATGGTAGACTCGGTACGGAGCTTCCTAGAGGCATCGGACGAGATAGCAGCTATGCCGCGAGACGTGGAGCTACGCGCGGTAACACAAGCTAAAGAGCGACAAGCTACCGCAAAACTACGGATGGCTAGCCTAATCGGATACCCTAGTAAATAATGACAGGAGATGAACAAATGAGTATGGTACTTACACTACTTGAGGAGTACCGCCTAGCGGTAGAACAGAATCCGCTACGGGTATGGAGACGCATTAACATTATCAGCGCGGCAGAGTGCGCGAACATTCTACGCACTACGCCTAGTACGCTTATGAAGTGGGAAGGAGGTACACTACCGAACAATGAAGCTATGAGGCGTATAGCCGCTCTAACGCAGAATCCTAATATTGCGGCAGAGTGGGAGGAGTGGGAAAGGAATCTACCCTAGTGAGTTATCAAGAAGAAATAGTACGATTCGTAGACCTAGTAGAAACGAAGAAACTACTAGAGGCGCAAGTTAAGGACATAGACAAGGAGCTAAAGCCACTGGAAGAAAGCCTGTTAGAGCATTTTATAGAGATGGGGCAACAGTCTACTAAGGTGAACGGTAGGACGGTCTACCTACACCGCCAATGGTGGACGGGGCCGATAAAGGACGCTAACGGGGATTCAGATTACGATACGTCTACTCGCGCCTTGATTGCGGCGGGTTTGGGGCGCATGGTGCAGACCCGTTTCAACTCGCAGACCGTATCCGCATGGGTACGAGAATTGCCAACAGACGAGCTAGGCGTCCCAATACTGCCACCGGAGGTAGAAGGAAAACTACTAGTACAG